AATTGTTTTGGGTGTTACTGCACCGGGTTGTGCTCCCGCTCCAGCAGGAGTTGATCCAGCAGTTGCCGCAGAAGGTACCACTCCACTTGGCTCAGTTCCTTCAGTTCCTGCGGCGGGGCTGACTGCACTGGGCTGTCCAGCCATGCCAGCGCCTGCTCCAGTTGCGGGTTGGTCAGGTGTTGTAGTTGCGGCACTTGGTGCTCCTTGTGCAGCGAGATGCTCACGGATGAGATTGAGTTTTGCGACGTTGGACTTGACGGGTTGAGGGAATTTGACACCCAGATTCCTTCCAAGTTCGTTGATAACATCCCGGTTTGGTTTTTCTCCAGCATCAACCTTAGCGATGTACTCGTTGGCCTTCGCCGTGACCTCATCAATACTAGTCTTGATGGCTTCTGCCGCAGTCAACGTTTCAGGCGCAGTGCCAACAATCGCCTTACCAGCCCTGTCAGTGATCGGCGCGAGCAGATCAATATCGTCTGGCGTAGGAGGAGTGACCGTGCGCTGCTTGGTCTGCTGCTCGGTGGTGAACTGAGCCTTCTCAGCATCGGTAGCAGGCTGCTCCGCTGCCAACTCACGCTTGGCCGTGTAGGCTCGTCGCCCACCCGCAATTGTGCCCATACCAAGACCTGCAAGGCCTTCAAGCGTACCCTGCCCAACCACACCGCGCATGGTCGGAACATCAAAGCCTTCGCGTTGCAAAGCGATGTTCTGAGCCAACTGCTCCTGTCCTGCCTGCACAAACTCAGTGCCAAACTCTGTAGCACCGGTGGCTGCGGCTTGTCTGACGACGCCGCGCTTGGCAGCAGCTTCAGTCGCCTTCTTCGTGGTTTCTCTAATAGCCGCCTGCTGAGCTTCTTTCTCAACAGTTTTGCCAACAACCCGCTGTGCCAACCCTCGCGCAATCACGGGTTCAGCGCCTGTCCTAGCGCCGACAGCACTAATGATGGCACCGGTCAAAATCATGTCGAGGTTTTTGCCGCCATACGACTGGGCTTCAACCGCGATCTTTTCAATCTGCTCAGGCGTCAGCCTCAGATCTTTTTGTTCTGCAAGAGTCTGTTTTGTTGCGTCATAGATCGAGCCTTTGATCGTGCCCGAACCCATGAAGGCACCAACACCAAGGCCCGCAGCGGTCGTGACGGCGGCAGGAGCACCCAAGAGGAACGTACTAACGCCAGCCAAGATTGCGGGGGCAGCGGTACCCAGTGAGCTAGCAACTAGGTCAACAGGCGCTTCTTTGAATGCCCGAGCCGCTGCAACGATCTGGTCTGTGACACCTTTGTCCTCAGCCTCTTTCATGATTTCAGCCATGCGCTTGCTGTCTTTTTTGGACTGGGCGCTATAGAGTTCAGCAATCCAATCCTCGACACCGCGTATGTTCTTGGACACGGAAGAGTTCGCGCCAAACGCATCGGCAATCATTCGCACGCCCGTGGCAACGCCCCCTGCAACCTTCAGCGGAACGTCGGCAACTTCACGCAGGAAGCTTTGATCTTCAGGGCGCGCTTCTTTCTTGACAGGAGTCTCGGCAGGGGTAGCAGCGGGAATGGCAGCGGCTACAGGTTTAACTTCTTCAGTGAACGGAACAATCTCCCCCGTGAATTCACGGAAGGATGGCTTTCTAATTTCCAGCGGAACTAACTCACCAGTGAATTCGCGGACAGCCATGCCGTCTCCTTAATCTGCAATAAATCTTTTGCCGCCCGGCGCCTCATACACAGTTTTACCTGTAACCTTGTCTTTGCCAATAGGTTTAGACCCTTTAGGCATTCCTTCAGGAAGCCCCGTAGCGGGGGGTTCACCAGACCAACGCCGTGTGGCGTCATCCACATTGCTAGCGGCTGTTTTAGCTCGCGTTGCCCAATCGGTATTCCGCTCGTTAATTCGCTTCTGCGCTTCCTCGACCTTTTTCTCCATGCCAGCAATTGGTTTTCCGTCTTTGACATTTCTCGTAACGGCTGTCAAATCGTCTTTGTGGATTTGACTGTCCTTCTCTTTGGCAATCGCTTCAAGCGTCCGGCGTTCTTGATCTCGCGCAACTCCGATTGCGTTGTATTTTCTGCTTTCAGTCAATTCTCTGTCACGTTGTGCACGACTCCTAGCGCCTTCTCCGGCAGTGAGCTTATCGCCTTCCAGACGCTTGTCAGCCGCGTACTGAGAAGCGCGTGCGGAAATTTCGGCGGTCTCCCTAGCGCCCAGAATTTGAGCATAACGCTCATTCAGATTCATGAAGCGATCACGGGCTCTTTCTCTAAGAGCGCGCGCCTCTTTTGCGTCACCACGCTCTTCCAACCGGATAGAGTTGTCAATATCAAATTGAACCTTGTCCAGTTCACGCCGCGCTTTCTTTTGTTCTTTCTCGTCCGAAATCATGTCGGGGATAGATTTCTCCAGCGCTCTGAGGCCAGCAGCCAAGGTCGGGCCGGGGGTTGAACCCCAACGTGCAAAGAACTCAGCGGTGCGCATGTGGCGTTGACGCTCGGCTTCCTCTTTAGCGTTGGCACGCTCAGCCATGATTTGCTTGCGGTACTCAGCCACAGCAAGGTTTTCAGGCTGGCCCCTCCTAACGTCCGCCAAGAACGAATCCTCGGTGCGGCCTGCTTCTACCCCTGCGGCAGCTACCATTCTTTGTATATCCGCAAGTGCTCCAGTGTAGGCAGGAGTAGTAGCGCCTTCAGCCTCAACAGAACTTGCACGCCCTTCGCCAACGCCACGCGGGGCTTGAGCTTGAGTAACGTTTTCAGGAGCCGCAGCGGGAGCGGGAGCACGAGCCGGAGCGGGAGCACGAGCCGGAGCACGAGCCGGAGCGGGAGCGGGAGCAGCACCTTTAATACCGCTAGTGTCCGCAGCGGGAGCGGGAGCGGGAGCGGGAGCGGGAGCGGGAGCCGGAGCCGAAGCGGGAGCAGCTTGGGCAGCTTGAGCGGGCGGCGTGCGTCCTTCAACCAAAGCACTTATACGTGCGTTATCAGCGCGCTCACGGAAAATTTCTTGGCGTCGCAATTCGTCAGCCGCCATTTCTTCGGGAGAATTATTAAAACTTCCTCCAACCAAAGAACCAAACTCTCCACTGTATCGTTCGACATCGCCACCATTGCGGAACGCAACGATACCGCCACCAGCCATACCTTGCGGGGCTTGGTAATCAACCCCCATCGGTCCCGTCGGAGCAGCGCCTTGATCAGCGCTTTTCTCCATCTGACGTTCACGCAGAATGCGCTGAGCCATGCGGCGCACGGTCGGGCTGGAAGATTCTTGCGCTTGCTTTGCCAAACTTTGACTGTCCATCGACTCAAGCTGCGACTCAACCTCGCCGCCAACGTCGTAGCGCGGAACAGACGTGATGCCGCCCTTGGCGTATTTAAACTCGCTAGGCAGGCCACCTGCTGCACCGCCGGTCGGTTTACCAAACACTCCAGCGTTTTGCAGTGAGGCGTAGGTACCAAGCGCGCCAATACCTTGCGTGAGTGGGCTTGGAGCCGCGACGTATTGGTTGGTCGTGGACGCCTGCATGGGCAGGCCGCGCAGCATGTTGGACATGACACCCAACTGCATCAGCGGATACTGCTGTGTGTTCGCGTAGTCTTGGATAGCTTGGTTGATCTTCTGCTGTTCTTGCGCTTGCTGCAACGCACCAAACTGCTGCTGAAGCCCCAACGTGGCTTGCTGCTGACCAAACTGAGTCTGGCCCAGTTGACCCATTTGCCCCGCGCCTTGCAACGCGGTTTGCAGACCCTGAATCCCCAGACCAGCGCCATACTGACGAGACTGCTCACGCATCTGCTGCTCACGGGCAAAGTTCTGCTGCGCTTGATCAAACGCAGTCATGTATCCACGGGCGCGGATATCGCCTTGCTGGATGCCCAGATTGCGCTGGCGCTCAGCCTCAACGATGGCCTGACGGGAACCACCAAACGCGCCAGCGCGGGTAGCCTGCGCCTGATCAGCAACACGCTGCATTTCGGAAGCACGCTGGGCCTCACGAAGCTGCGGCTCCATCGCCGTCTCAACGAACGGATTCATGTATTGAGCAGCACGACCCGAAGTAAATTGACCCATCCGATAGGGGTCGTAATCCGTACCCAGCGCGCCAAGCGTGGCAGCACCTGCCATTTGGCCACCGATCTGACCAAGTGGAGACGGACCAAATCGCTGGGCACCCCTGAAAGATTCCTGCTGTAGGGGAGAGAACGGAGCGACGTAATCAGACGGGTTGGCGCTGTAGGGCGTGTACGGTTTGAAACCAGTGATTTCACTACCGTCCATGTTGAAGAGTTGCTTCTGGGTCGCGCCCAGCATCGTATTTACATACGGTTCAGCGTACTCTGGGATGTTGGTGTTGTAGGTCGTGTTTGTGCTTTGCATGCCACCGCCGCCACCACCGCCGCCGTAGATACGTCCGCCACCTAATTTTTTAGTGGTTGCGCTATCCCCAATGGGTTCGCCTAAAGCGTAAAGCTCACGGCGGGAAAAAGTCGTTTTCATAGCTTCATCCTCATTACATGATGGGTCTCTTCCATACCCATCTTTTTGTACATCGGAACCAATTCATCGCGGCACCAGCATTGAGCTACCGTGGCTCCATTAGCTTTCATCCAAGCCACCAACTCTTTGAGTACGTGGGGCTTGACAACATTCTTCCCGCCTAGCACTGCGCCATGTCCGACACGGTATTGCGGGTAGTCGATGAACTCAACCGCCGCCGCGCCAGTGATGCCCTCATCCGGTTCGTTCCACACCAACAAGAACATCTTGCCTGTGCGGATGGAGTATTCCAACTGCTCAATAGTGATGTAGTCAGGCTCAATATCAATGAACTTCTGCAAAAGCGGCGCAGCTTCAGGCCAGACGGTCGGCAATTGATGAGGAGGAATATAGTGAAGTGGCATCGGTTACTTCGGCATGTACTTGCGGGGATTGATCTGCTTGCCCTGCTTCGGATTTCCTGTTCGCGCTCTACGCACGTTGTTCATCATCTCATGTAGTCGCTTAGCACCCGCCTCGGTAGAGCCATTACCCAGATGCGACACCACATCAGCAGGAATCACAAACTCACCGTCAGCCAAACGCGCAGGTTGTCTGCGACCAATCATGGCAGGAATGTTGTCGCTCATGCCATCACCGGGGCCTTTGAGTAGACGAGGATTACCGCCAGCCGCGTAGCCACCCAGCGACGAATCTCTAGCCTGCATGATGCCACCCTGCGCGGCTTCCATCGCCCCGCCGCCCTCTTGAGCTTTACCTCTGGGGGGAGCCAAATTGATCTGCCCCATCGGAGTGGGTCGGCGCATAACTCCACCAGTTGGCACTTGCATGTTGGAGCGCTTGTTCAGCTTGGCCTGACGAATCTGAGCCGCAGTCAGCGCGTCTTGATAGCGGGTGTCGGGGTCTTGGTCGTAGTAAATGCCGACATCTGCATCAGCTTTGGGAGCAGACGCGCCCTTGCTGGTGGAAGGCCTCTGGGTTTCAGTCATCTTCCTGTAGAAGTCCAGCGAGTCGGACAGCGTGCCGCCCTTTGCATAGCCGGGAGCATCGCCATCTTCCATCCGCGTGGTGGGCATTTGATCTTCTGGGCCATCAATCGCCATCACACCGCCTTCAGCATACTGCGGATAGCTGGGCGTATACACATTAGGTGCGGGCGTAGCCGCTTGGAAGTTTTCAGACAGACGATACTGAGGTCCGTAGGACTTCTTTTCAGGCGTTCCCCCGCCTTTTTGATCCATCATGCCCAACTTGGCCGCGCTCATATACATGCTGGCGCCGGTCATAAACGGATTGTCTTTGGCGAACTTGGCGAACTTATCAAAGTTGGTAGTCGCGCCGGGAGGCTCTTGTACCGGTTGCACAACATCGGCAAGATTAGGCGCGGGGGCGGCGTTGGGGTCCAGCGTATATGTATTCCCGTAGTTATTAACCAGCGGGCCGCTATTCGGGGGAGCAGGAGGAGTGGCTTGAAGAATGCCAGCCGGTTGTGCGCCAGCGGTGGTGGCGGGAGTAGAGCCAGCAACGGGGGGAGGTTGAAGACCGGCAGGGGCAGTCGGCTGCGCGCCCGCAATATTAGTGGGAGTGCTACCAGCAGGGACAGGCGGCTGCGCGCCAAACGCCATACTTCTTGTGAGTTCAGCAGGAGCAGCGCCAGCTTGAGGAACACCTGCAATCCCCGCTTCCATAGGAGCAAGTGCCGTAGCTTCTGGTAGCCCCATAGCCATAGGACCACCAACAGTGGGCGCAGCGGCGGTAGCAGCTTGTGCGGCAGCGGCCTCAGCGGCAGTAGTAGCAGCGGTGGTGGCAGCGGTAGCAGTTTGTGCGGCGGTGGCGGCTTGCGCGGCGGCAGCGGCTTCAGCAGCGGTAATGGCAGCGGCGGCTTCGGCGGCGGTAATGGCAGCGGCGGCTTCAGCGGCAGTAAACGCAGCAATGAGAGGCATCTTATAACTCCTTGATCTTGGGCGACTCTAGGCCCGTACCGCGAAGGTTGTGCAGACAGCACAGCACCACATCGTCTGTCACTGCGGTAAAAGCATGTGACTTACCAGCGGGAATTTTTATAAAAGCGGGCGCTTTGAACTCGCCCAGCAGTTCGCCATCCTGCCAAGCCTCAATTGTTCCACGTGAAACAAACGTCATGTGGTCATGTTCGTGGACATGCTGAGCAATGATAGTCTTAGCTTTTGCGATTGAGTACGCGCGGACCCAGATGTCGTCCACCTCGGCAAACTCGACGTAATCGAGGGGAACCTCCTTGTAAGCGGGGTTCGTCCTGATGGCTTCAAGATTCATGCGCGTCCCACAAAAAAGAGTTAATTGAGTCTAACATGGGGGGTTCTCAGAGGCAATCAGCCAACCTTCCAGTTGGTGCCATCCGAGTAAACAGGGGTAAAGACAGCGCCGCCACCTACAACAGTAGCTCCGAAGGTGGGAGTCAAGGCGTTGGTCACAAAGGTACGTGCCCCAGCCCCAGATGTTGCCGCGCTGGGCAGAGTGGCAACCGTGTAATTTGTAGTTGGCGGAACTAAATCAAAAGTACGTAACTGCCCGAGAATGTTGTCTACCTGATTGAAGTACAGGCGCAAAATGTCGCCAAACTGATCGTGGTAGCGCTTCTCGTACTCCGTCGGAGCGGTGGGCAGACGCGGAGCGACAACCCGGTTGAGTTCAAACTCTGATGTGACAATCTGAGTCATCAGCGTCTGCCGTCAGGACGAATATCAATTGCGGGCACGCCCAACTGCCAGTTCACTCCCAGCCCGTCAGAACTGATTTTGAATGCCATCTGCCGACCACGGATGCGCGTGTAGACGATCTGAGTGAACTGCTGCACCGTGTAGTTGCGCTGGCCTTGAAAGTTCTGCGTACTGGTCACCGTTGGTGTGTCCGCAGTGCCGTAATTGGAGCCGGGGTTCTGGCGCGGGCGCAGCGTGAACGTGACCTGTGGGTTGTTGACGTAGGAACCATCGAACGTAATGTCCGGGATCATGCGCCACGCAAAGCCGTAGTTGTGCCCGTCACCAATGTTGAAGTCGGCGGACTGGATGTATGCACTGATCGGGCTGGGCGGGTTGGTGGTGCCGTCATCTACGCCACTCTCGTGGTAGACCAACTGATTGCCGTAGGTTGTAGCCGATGGGAAGTCACGCAGTGGTGTATCCAACCATGCAGAACGCGACAAATTGCCATAGGACCAGATGCGCTCAAGGTGATTGTAGATGACGTAGCGATCCACAACCGTGGAGTTGGCCGAGCAATAGAACCACCAGACTTCGTTGTAACCTTCGTTGCTTCCAGAAAAGAACTGATACTGTTGCTGAAGGTTGATGTCGCCAAAGATGTATTGGCGCAGGGGGCAGTACAGGGTCTCCACGCGGCCTGAGTACATATAGAACTTATCCAGCCCCATCCAATAAGTGATGTTGGCTGCGGATGTAGCAGCGTTGGGGCCGGCAATAGAAATGTTGCTACCCAGAATCTGGAAGCCCCAAGTAAACGGCGGCCCAAGATATTGCATGGAATACAGCGCCGCATCCGTCCAAACCAAGATTTCCTGACGGGCTTGTACGTGCGCAACAATACTGGAGCCAGTGGAGAGGCGGTAGCTGCCTGCCTGATTGGTCGCCGCCGGAGTCCAAGTAGCGTAGTCTTCTTGATCCGACCAGCGGATCAGTAGCGGGTCAAGCGTTGCGGAGCCGTAGTCGTTGCAGCCAAACGCAATCACAAAACGCGAGGCGTCTGATACTGTGACCGAATTGCAAATAGTGGGGCAACCCGAATCTGTCTGGTAAATGCCGGAGCTTGAGGGCGACAGTAGAACCGCTCGGTCATAGATCAACGGGGTAACAGTATTAACAGCCCACAAGTACAAGGCCCCGCCTCGGGGATTGATGATCAAGTTCTGACCAAAGTTGTTATGACTCCACAGCCGAAGCTGCGCTGCCACACCCGCCGTTGCGGACTCGCCCCAGCCGGTTGCGTTGCTGTACTGATTGACGGCGGTACCGTCGGCATGAGACACGGCAGTGCTGCCCACACCTCGGGTGCAGCCCGTGAAAGTCGTTCCGGTTTTGCCCGAATACGTGATGTACTCGCCCTCGATGCCGATTGCACCTGAAGCGGCAAAACCTGTAGTGGAGACAACCGTGATGGTCGTGGCGCTGTCATTGAGCGCGCCGTTTAGGGTCGTCGTCGCAGCAATCGTAGTCGTGCCGCCCCAACCGCCAGCGCCCCAACCTGTGAGGGTGGTGAAAATTTCTTCACCGATAGAGATCTGATATGTGAACGTAGCTGCGCCTGCGGTGCCCGACGATGTGGCTGGAGCGCTGACCGTGATGCTGTAGCTAATCGAATTAATATAGTTGACGCGGAACTCTTTGTTCAGCGCCGAAGCAGGGATGCCGTTGACCGCACCACCAACACCAGAGATCGTGACAAAGTCGCCGTTTCTTGCGTTGTAGTTTGAGTCATTGACGATGACGGTAGTGGAGCCATTGGTGGTTGTGAACGCATTAGAGGCAACCACATTTACAGCACGAATTGGCGTGACATCGTAGAAGTTGCCGCCGTTAGACTGCTGAATGTAATATTTCAGGTGCGTGCCCAAACCCAGCAGGTTGTATCCTGCGAGCGTGACCCAGTTCCACAATGCACGGCAGGTGCCCCAGAACGATCCGGTCGGCGGAGCAGCCGACACACCGTTGTTGTAGTAACCGCCAGTATCCCGCACCCAGCCGCCGAGCTTCTCCGGGTAGCCCGAGCGAAAGCGCACCTTGTCCATCTCGAACCAAGTGCCTTCGTTTGCCAGCGTCGTGGATTCTCGATTAACGCCCGGTCGTAGCTGGATTTTTTGCAGCGGCATGAGCGCCCCTTTATGCGGTCAAAACCTCTTGCGCGTGTTTAATATGCGCAATACGGTCGTCTAGCCCAATGGTACCGCCGTTGATCTTCTTTGTCATCCCGGTGAAGTCTTTAGCATCAGCCTCTTTATTAAGCTGACGCTTGTTCCAAAACCACCCGGCGGTGAGCGCTGCGTACTTGGGCACCAGCACGTAATCCGGGCTGTGGATGAAGTCCATGTTCAGGGCGTCGCCAGCCAGCGTGTAGTTGTCCTTGCCAGTCAACTGGATCAGCCCGCGCCCGTGGTACAGCCAGCCCTCACCCGTCTCCTCCGGGCCGTTGCCCATACGCCCAGCATAGACCTTATTGGCGATTTTCTCGGGATTGCGGTGATAGGGTTTGGCGGACTCCAGCGTCGGGAAGCGGCTCGGCCAAGTCTTCATCAAGCCCTCTGCGCTGTAGTTCATGTTCTCCTCCAATTTGGTGAAGTTCATGGACTCATGAGCGCACTGCCCGATGAACGCCGCCTGACGCTCTGGAGTGTTGATCTCATAGCGGTGAAAGACTTCTTCCAGCGGCTCGACCCAGTCAACGCTGATTTTGAGTTTGGCGAGGGTGTTAGCGAGGCTCATCATTTAATCGCAGGTGCTTTAGAGAGGAGATCAGTTTTAGCCTGAGAACCAGCACTAGAACCAAAATAATACGCAATGATCCCGGTCCATGCGGTACCGAGACTACCCAACATCATCAGGATAGCGGGGTTGTTGGAGTCCACCTTGCCCAGCAGCATCATGATCAGAATGCCAAAGAAGCCGAGGGTCACAAGTCCGGCCAGCACGGGGGGCACGACAGACCGGGTCGTAGCCTGCATCTCACGGGCCGACTTGCGGTCATCCACTTCCAGTTTGGCAAAGTTCAGGCCCAACTCCTGCGCCTGTTTTTGAAGTTCAATCTCAGCAATCTTGACCTGCGCGATTTGGTCGGCAGTTAATTTATTGTCTTTGATCAGGTCGCTGACCTTGTCCTCGTCCACCCCGATGGCTTTAGAGATAGCGGAGACAGCCATACCAGCCAAGGGGCCACCCATCGCAGTAGCGATAGTAGGCGCGATTTGTTTGAGCCATTCCATTACTTTTTACTCCTTGAAAGCATAGTTGCCGCAATCTGCAAAAGAACCCGGTATTGATCCACATCCGGCGGCTCTTCCTTCCAGCCCACCGTGATCTGTCCCACAAATTTGCCTTGCTCGGGCGGCACACTGATGCGGCACCCGTAGGTCATGCCCTTCTCCATATACCATAACCCAATCTCGGACTGGGCGGTCTTGTAGGGACCGCAGGGAATCTCGCTTGCCATCAGCGCCACAACGTCCCGGTTATTAGCCACGTTGGAGGTGAAAAGGCCCACATCCAGCCCCTCATGGGTTTTGTCCCTGCCGTCTTTGGTGTAGGCCCGGTGTAGGACGCGGGTGCCGAACATGGGGTTCACCTTGAAGATAGCTACAACCGTAGCTTCGGTGTTTTTGAACAGGTGCGCCGCCGCATCCTCCACCCGGTCCTCCGCAATGCTGGGCAGTTTTTGCTGTTCCTTGTAGGCTCCGATCAAGAACGCTTGGTTTTGCCAGATGAAGTATCCGACGAAAGTGAAGACGGCCATCAGGATGATGGCAAACAGCTTGAAGGGCGAGTCCACATAACTAAGGACCCTATCCAACACAGTAATCTGCGTCTTCTCTTCGCTCACGACATGGCCTGCCGGACGATGAAGATGATGATGGTGCCAATAATGATGACGCAGATAGCCCCGCCGATGATCTGAGCTGCCAGTAGGCGCTCGGCCACCACCTTCTTGCGGGCAATCTTGGCTTCGCGTTCTTGTTTCTCACGAGCCTGTTTGATCTTCATCCGCTCTCTGAGCATCATCTCCCAGAGTTCGGGGTAGCCGCCGTAGACCAGCATGTGTTTGAGTTGCTCCTCAGATTCACGCAGTTGGTTGGCCTGCATTACGATTTCCATCGCCCGCCCGGTGTCTGATTTGCCGGACTTGCCTGCATCGTTGGCGGCTTTTTGAACGGCATCTCGGGCGTCAAAGAAACGGCTGAACTCACCGACAAGGCCGTTAACGTCCTTGCCTAATTTAATGGCCTTTTGGATGCCAGCCACCGCAGCTTGCGCGGCAGCAAATGCGGTGAACGGATCGATCATGATTAGCCACGAAATAAAACAAAGATGATAGGGACTGTGTGATACACCAGCGTGACAATCACTGATACAACAATGACTGCTAAGGCAAGGGATACAAGCCAGTCCAGCACGGCTACCTCATCAATACTTACCCTCGGCAAACACATTCACAAACACCGTCCCATCCTCCAGCGCTTCAATCTCATGCCACTCAGACCCGACCAGATTCACTGGCTGCGTATCCTTGGTCATCATCAACTCGCGGCCCTCTTTGCGCACGATGCAGCTTCCGGCATGGCACATAGTCAGATGCGAATAGGCATGCGTATGGGCAACCAATCCCTCGCCTTTATTGGCGTGAAAGACGTTTAGCGTCGTGCCGTCTTGTGTGACGGTGAAGCGGGGATGAACCTGCATGATCACAGCGTTTGCGCTCCACCAACCGTAGGCTGCAATTCTTGCAATGAGACATCTGCGTTAACCACGGGGTTAAAGCTGGCGTTGCTGGTGTCGTAGTACCACTGATCCGCAACGATGTTGTCTGCGCACGAAGTCCAAAACAGCGGCGGAGCCACTTCAAAAGTGGTGTTAATAACTTCCGCTACCCGCGCTGAGTTGGGGTACGTTGCATACACCGGCTGTGAAGGTTGCGTTGGCGTTGGAACAGTCCAATAAATAATGTGTTGAACGCTTGTTCCGGGGTCAATCAGAGCTTGCTTCATTTAGCTGGTCCTCAGAAATAAATAACAACACCGCCGCCGCCGCCACCGCCACCGCCACCTAACCAGCCGGTACTAAAAGTACCGCTACCGCCAGTACCGCCGGGCGATCCGCCAGTGCCTCCATTACCAGCACCGGGGGAACCTGCGCTTGTGCCGCCTGTCCCAGAGTTACCTGCAACGGATGCCCCGCCCGCGCCACCAGCACCGCCTACAGTACCTCCGCCACCACCCCCGCCAGATAGACCCGCGCCGCCACCAGCACCCGGATTGCCGCCACCGCAACAACCGCCAGCATCGCTACCCGACGCGCCGCCAGCCGCATAAATATTGCCAAAAGTTCCGTTTCCAGAGGGGAGGCCGAGGCGAAATGCAACACCGGAATAAGTTGCCGATCCAGTAGCGCCAACTGTGGTAGCGCCGCCACTTGTGATAGTTGCCCCACCCCCGCCGGTAGCCGAAATGTAGGTCCCAAACGAACTAGTGCCGCCCGAACTCGCGGTGCCGCGCCCAGTAAGACCATTACCGCCAGTTCCCACAGTTACAGAAACGGTTCCCCCCGGAGTAAGTCCAGAAATAATTGCGTCGCCAAGACCTCCGGTACCCCCACGGGCATTGGCAGCGCCCCCACCCCCTGCGCCATACACCTGCACGCGAACTGACGTAATACCTGCGGGGACAGTGAAAGTGCCGCTAGAGGTAAACACTTGGGGGGTCAGCGGGCCGGTGTAACTGATCAACGCAGCCCACGTTTGATCCCCGCGCAGATAGGTGCTAGAGCTTGCCGTACCGGAGGTGGCAAGCCGCGCTGTTGCAACCGTGCCCGTAGTCAGGTTGGCCGCGTCGTTGGTCCCAAGGTTGGTTCGGGCATTCGCTGCTGTAGACGCTCCAGTGCCGCCATCAGCCACGGCAAGGTCCGTGATGCCTGTGATTGAACCACCCGTGATGTTGACGTTGTTGGCATTCTGCGATGCCATCGTCCCCAAGCCGCCCGTAGCGGCGACAACAAATGCCGTGGTGGCAACCTGCGTGGTGTTCGTGCCCGGTGCCGCCGTGGGGGCAACAGGAGTCCCCGTCATCGTAGGGGAGGAGATGGTTGGCGTGTTAATTGTTGCCGTGTTGATTGTTGCCGTATCAATCGTGGGCGACGCTAAATAGGTGTTTTGCAGCCGGAAGTTGGTGCCATCTGTCCACACCGTGCCAGCTTTACCCGCAGGAATAGCGACTCCGGTACCCGCAGCGGTCGTGTTGCCAATCACCGTGGAGTTGTAGATCGTGGCCGTGTACGCGCTGGCGTTGTAGATGATGTAGGTCTTTTCCGCCGGAGGCGCATAAACCGCGAAGTTGGCCCCGGTGGTGGTCGTCAGGGCAATCATCTGCTGCCGCGCCTCGTCTGCGGCACCGTTCAAAGCCGTAAGAGCTTGGTTGGCCGAGATGACGGAGACGGACACATACCCGGCAATGGCTGACTCAATAAGAGTGCCAAGGTTCGTGTTGGTCGTAGCGCCCCACGTACCGGCTTGATCGCCCGTCGTGATCAACTCGATCCGCAGGCTGGGGGAATAGGTGCTCATTACGAGGCTCCTTATTGGGAATTATCGATAAGTTGCCAGTTAACGCTCTGGCTGTTGGTGATGTTGGTCCAATTAGGATTCTGGGTGGTGATGATTTTGACCCAACCGCCGACGCCAAAACGATCCGCCAGAGCAGTATTTTCGCTGATTGCCACGTTAAACGCTGCGATCACCGCCGGAATATCGTTGCTGTTCAAGTTCTCAGCCAGAGAGAACAAGAAGGTGGAGACCACGGTTTGAGCGTCCGCCGCAGACAGATTCTCAGTGATCGAGTCTATATAAACAATACCGGCTGTGCTCAGGTCTTCAACAGACACACCCTCAGAGACGGCGGCGGCAAACTGGGCGGCAACAACTGGGATGTCATCGACAGAGAGATTCTCTGCCACCGACAGGGCAAACTGCGCGGTGATGGTTGACGGGTCGTCCAGATTGGCGTTCTCAGCGATGGACTGAAGGAACGATGACTGCTGGGTGCTGGCGTCCGCCACCTCAATGATGTCCTCCGTGCGGGACTGCAAGGCGGCAAAGAAAGGCACCGGATCATCGGCAAGAACTGCGTTCTCCGTCACGGACTGAGCGAACTGGGCGGCAATAACAGGGGTGTCCGCCAAGTCAGAGTTCTCGGTAATGAATTGCAGGAACGTCGATGTTTGGGCGCTGACGTCGTCCATGCCCACGTTTTCATTCACGGCCCCAAAGAAAATGCCTGCGGTGGAGTCAACATCCCCCATCGTGACGTTTTCGGTCTGGCTCTGGAGGAAGGCGGACAGTTGGGTGCTGGCGTCGGCGGAGTCCAAGTTCTCCGTCAAGGAGAAGACAAAGTTCGTCCCTGCCAGTGAGGCAAACGGTGACTGAGCGAAGCTTGAGATACCGAACATGGCTTACAGCGTCTGCGCCTCGTTAACGATTTGCGAAATAAATTCATCCCGTTCAGCATCGTAGATGTCCCCTATGCCCGCATAGCGGCCACGGAACGATGCGTTGTATGAAGTCTGCTTCCAGTTAAACACCTGACCTGCCCAGTTATTTAAAAAAGCAATCCCAACCGGCTCACTCTCCGGGAAAGGCAGATCACCAATGTCGGCGTTATTGACGACATTGACTTCTAGGACGACGTTATTTTCGTCAAGTTTTGCAAAGTGTGCCATTACTGGAATCTGTATCTAATGATCACAATACCGGAACCACCAGCACCGCCAGTTGGGTTGTTCGACGACCGCCCGCCGCCGCCGCCACTTCCGGTGTTAGCCGTTGCGGAACCGGCGAAGCCGCCAAAAGAAACTCCTGAACTTCCACCTCCAGAACCACCACTTCCGGGAGAACCAATACCAGAACCACCGCCACCACCCCCTGCGCGAGTTACGGATGATCCGGTAATAGAAGATGCAGCCCCCGCGCCGCCGTTTCCGCCATTTGTACCAGCCGTGCCACCTACAGCACCAGCACCGCCGCCGCCTCCGCAACTACCATCCCCTGCTTCACTAGGAGGGGGTTCGCCTGCGCCACCATTATTGCCTTGCCCCGAAGTGCCAGCGCCGCCCGCGCCGCTCTGCCAAGAGCCGCCACCACCTGAGCCGCCACTAAGACCTGCAAACGCGTTGTTATTGCCACCACCACCACCACCAGTAGAAGTGATAGAAGAAAAGATGGAGTTAGAGCCGTTAGCCCCTCGGTTGTTGGTACTGGATGCACCGCCGCCGCCAACCGTAATTGAATACGCTGTCGCAGTTACACCAAAACCTGTGGCTGTTCTATAACCACCCGCGCCACCACCACCGCCTACCCAACTACCACCAGCACCGCCACCAGCAATAACCAAATACTCTACTGTTCCAGCCTCGGGATACCCCGAACCCGCGTCAGTCACGGTGAAGGTGCCGTTGCCGGTAAACGAATGAATTCTAAAATTGCCGTCGGTGGTAATCGTGCCACCAGTAGCAGTCAGATACACCGGCGCTCCACCAGCACCTGCCAGCGCATTGTGGATAGCGGCCATTAGGTCAGGCCCCCGCCAGAGATGACGGCTTCGGTTGCGGAGATGAACACAACCGTCACAAGGCCACGTTGGGCCAGCGTGCGGTTACCCGTGTTAGCAGTGCCGACTTGACGCAGCGTCAGGCTTGCGCCTTGCGTGATGGTGATGTTACTGCCACTGTTGTTGTAGATGGTCACAACGTCGTTCGCAGCAAAGATGTTGGCAGGCACCGTCACGCCAGCGGTTACAGCTACCAGAGTACCGCGATCACCGATCTGCAAAGTGCCACCACCAGCGGCAGTGGACTGGGTCAAAAGAGAACGCAACTGATCCACAAACGCAGTGGTTGCAATCGTGGTAGTCGCGGTTTTTGCAGCCTGTGTAACCGCCAAAATGCCCGAGGGGATTGTCCCCGTTGAAAGGTTCGATGCGTTCAGGCTGGTTAAGTTTGCGCCACTAGCAGCGGGTAGCGTAGCGGGAAATCGAGCGTCGGGTACGGTGCCCGAACCAAGGTTCGATGCGTTTAGCGCTGTGATTGAGGAGCCGGAACCTGAAAGAGACGTAGCAGTCACAGACCCAGTCACCGTGACGCCCGAACTATTGGCTGTCACCACATCACCTGTGGTAGCCCCGCTGTTACCAACGCCAAGGCGAACCGTGCCGTCCGGGCTGGCCGGTTGGTACCACGTAAAGTTATTGGTCGCGGTGCCGGAGGTACCGACCTGTACGTTCTTGGCGATTACGGTGCTCATCGGTATTTTCCTTCCGCGAAGACGTTTTCCATACCCATCTCTTTTTTGAGTTCTTCAGTCATCGGGTAAAACTCTGTTTCGTTGAACTCGCGCCCAACGTGAAGCGGGACTGACGCGGGGTCAATAATATCCTCAACCCTCTCCCCATCACGCAGAGCGTGAATGCAATGAACGACCGTGTTGTCCTCAAGCGCCAACAACTCGTGGTTGACGCCAGCTTTGATAAAAATGTGATGCGGGGCAATAAAATCGGTAAACTTCCCTAGCGCAGTTAAACGGATTTTGCCAGAGGCCAACAACGTCACATGATCAAACGTGTGCGAGTGCCCCTGCTCCATGTCGCCAGCTTTCACGAATGTCATCTGCTTGATGAACACGTTCGACACACAACTGATCGCAACATAAGGCGCATTTGCCATCGCTATTCCCCAATAACAGTAAACGGTGCGCGGGCCAAAATCCATGCGCGAGTGGTGTCATCCCACACATATCCGCCACCATCGGTTGGATACGGGACAGGCGGAACCCATTCCATTTTTGTCGTGTCAAATATAAAGTATGGGTACTCTTTGGGCGGAACAAAAACGTCGTACTGCTCCATGTAGGTGTAGCCGATACCCGCGTAACGCTTACGGAAATTATTGTTATACGAAGTCTGCTTCCAGACGGCTGGAGGCAAGAACGAGTTTAGATACGCAATACCCACCGGCTCACTCTCCGGGAATGGCAGGTTGTCGATAGATGCGTTATCTACGACCAACACCTCAAACACGGTGCCGGTAGCGTCAAGTTGTGCGAAGTGGGCCATACGGTTTTTAAGGAAAGCTAAACGTACCAGAGCCGGTAAACGTATGCGTTACGAAACCCCCACCAATGTTAACGGTGCCACCAGTTGCCCGCTGCGTGCTGCCAGAATATCGAATGATGACTACACCGCTACTACCATTAGCGGAACTACGCCCACCACCGCCAAAGTTTGCGACTGCTGGGGTAGCCCCTCCGCCGCCACCAGAAGACGATCCAGTACCGCCACTACCAGTACCAGCGCCGCCGCCACCGCGAACCGTGTTAGTAACAGTGTCGTTTCGCCCAGCGCCACCAGCGCCGCCGACGAAACTCGGCACACCGGCAGTCCCCCCTGCGCCACCCGCGCCACCACCACCACCACCACCGTTTGGCGGATTTTTACCCCCACCAATTCGACCTGCCCCGCCGCTGTTACCTTGTCCGGCAATACCCGCTGCACCGCCAGTGTCCCCCACAGCTTGGCCGCCGCCACCTGAACCGCCAGAAGTTGGGTTTGCTGCGGGGCGCCAAAAGCCGCCGCCACCACCGCCACTAGTTGAAAGCCCGTTGAAGGACGAGTTACTGCCGCTACCACCACGCGAATTATTGCCACTACTCCCACCGCCGCCAACCGTAACTGCGCCAGAGAAACCACCCGCAAGGCTAATGCTGGAGGTGTAGAGCATGCCGCCCGCCCCTCCGCCACCACCGTTAGTGTTAAAATCACCCCCAGCGCCGCCACCGCCACCACCAGCGAGAACAACGTAGTCAACAATTAGGCTATTTGCTTTGCCATATGCATTGTTCAGCGAAATTGCGCCACTGGGCACACCAAGCAGAATGCGAACGTTTGAATCATTCAGGCTGATGGTTGCCGTCGCACTCTGCCCCAGTTCAATGTTGATTGACTGGTTAAGCCCCCCGCTGGTAGCGTTGCCACCAAGGGAGATTGGCCCGGAAGACACCATTGTCATGGTTAGTCCTTGAGTGCCCGAACTTCTGCGCGGAGTTCTTTGATGGCCTCGATCAGCAACGGCAACGCGCGCTCGTAGCGGACAGTCATATATTGGGCATCAATCGGAGCGGGAGCCACGATCTCAGGCATAACTGCCTGCACCTGCTGGGCCGACACACCAACTTCGCGCTTGACCTCATAGCCCAGAGCTTGCGCGGTTGCGTTAGGCTCGTAGTAAAAGCCCTCAAGGTTGCACAGTTTGTCCAGTGCATTCTCGATCTTACTCAGCCGGGT